TGGTAGTTGAGTACCGCAGTAAAAGTTATGGGAGAAGGCTCGTTATAGGAGACATGTTGATCGGAGCAGAAGGAAGTTATCGGCTCATATACTACAACGAGGATTTAATAGATACAACTGGAGAAAAAGATTTTGACATCATGCGAATATACAAGATCCAGAACGTATCACGATTTAACGAAATCCTGCTATACTCAAACCTTGAACTCATCTGGGAGCGCAAAGAGCCAAAGAAGATGACAGTGGAAGAAATGCAGAAGAAGTTAGAAGAGCTGACAGGAGAGGAAATTGAAATTGTCTAAATAATTAAAAAAGAGAAATAAATTATGTGTGAATTTAAAAGTGGGATTATTTTTAAGAATAGGGTGGAACTTGCACCATTAGGGAATGAAAGTCATTCAAGTTTACTTGAAAATTTGGGTGTAGAAGATAATGAATTTAATGCTTCTAAGAAATTTGTGAGAGCAGAATTAATTCCACCAGAGAAATATGTTATCACTTCTGATATTTCAAAGTGGACTTATAAAGTCGATCAGGATATTGTACCAGAATGGTATAGTAACGATTCAGAGAGATATGAAGAGGAATTTAAAGAATCTGTTAAGAATTTTATGAACAAGAACTTTAAAGAGGAATTTGGATATTATTGGACAAACATTCGAATGGATGGAAAGATATATCATTTTATGTATGGAGTTATTACGCATATGAGTTTTGGTAGTAATAATAACTACACAGAATCTGCTATAAGAAGGTATCTTAAGGAGTGCAAACTTGCAAAAGACATTAAAGATAAATATGGGGATAGTATTGTTCCGTTTGAAAACAATTTACTTAGTGTGGATGGTTTTGATGATTATGGTGTTATTAAAGATGATGCATTATCTATTCCAAATTTTGATTTATTTAGGAAATGCGGAAATAGATTACCGTTGATTGATTGTCCATATTGGTTATCAACACCAAATCAGACACCGTTGAGAAAAGATTCTTCCTATGTTCGGATTGTCCGCAGTAGTGGTGGTGTGGGCTACTTCGGTTGCTTTTGGGACGATTGTGGAGTTCGTCCGTTTTTTATCACGGAATCTTAAATCTGTGCATCTTGTCGATAACGTTTTTTATATGTAGTTAAGTTGAAATGTCGATTTCATCTGAAAATAAACACAATATATATATTAGTTCTGGTTAGGTACAAATACTACATATTGTATGTATAATTCCTGAGATGGAAGTCATATACGGACAGTCATTGCAAGAAATGAATTGCAATGCGACAACTGTCACTTCGTCAATTATCTCTTAGGATAATGGCGATAATGCTCATGGACGAATTCCCACTTCTGGAGCCGGAACCGCCAATAAGCATCGACATGAACCATATTATATTCAGCATAAAATCATCTCCTGGTTTCATGCAGACGAAAATATATCGCATGAATTTTAATTAGAGTGATTTTTCTATATAAGTGATGGTTGTCATAAAAGTAGTATACAACAAAATTAAAATTAACACAAATAGAATGGAGAATAAAACGATGACAGTATGTGACTTAGTAGCAATTGTGAATCTATTAGAAGATCACAATCGTAAAGATTATGGATTCGCATTATACAAGGAAGAGTATGAATTACTTAGAAAAGCCAACTTAAATAACACTCTTGTAGTCGTTAATGCAAAAAGTAAAGATAGAAGAGTACTAGGTAAAGTAAAAGTGATTTTACCATTGAGTGTGTATGGTAAAAAACCCACAGCTCAGGTAATTGGTGTTGTTAATATGGATGCGTATATGGAGAGAGAAAAAGAAGAGAAAAAGCGTATTGATAAAATCAACGACCTCAAGTCATTAATCGAAAAGAAGGAAAGAGAATTTTCAGATCTTATGACAGAACTAAGAAAATTAGAAAGGTAAATAGGAGAAATAAATAATATGAATTATCCATTCCAGTGTTCTAAATGTGGACACAAAGAAATTATTACAATGTCAATGAAAGAATACGTAGGAGAAGGGCATATGTGTCCTGAATGCGGGGAAGAAATGCAACGAGAAATTGACTCGATGGTTTGCAGAAGTATTGATAAAACAGGAGATTTCTATAGAAGTTTTAATTAAAAGATAGTTGTAGATTAGTGTAAATGGTAGCACGATGTAATGTGGCACATAAGTAAAGGTTCGATTCCTTTATCTACAATTCATATGCAGAACAATTTCCTATACATGTTTCATGACTCCAATAAAATAAGATACATAAAGTTCTGCATATGATTTTTCATTGGTGTTTATAATCAAATATCACCTAAAGTAAATCAAATATTTAGAAACTGTAAACGTTGATTCAACAAACTATTTCATTTGTCGCTATTTGAAAATGTTTGTGAGCTGCATGTGATATAAGATTGTAAATACCGATGTGATTAATATTAAAAGAGGTAAATCAAATGAGCAGTTGGACATATGTACATGGAACAATTGTTGTTTCTCCTCTAGGTAGGACACAACATGAAAAGAGATATATTCTTGAAACCGTACTCGATCATCTTCCTGTCGTAACAGGGTCAGAAAGAGATATGGAAGTATATGTGATTCAAAAAAGAGGACATAATTGTTCAAGTTTTTCTGACGAATTTCTTGAGAGAACAAATAACTTAAGAGATAGATTTGGAGACAGAAGTCGAAAACGAGGATCGTTACAAATGCAAGATGAATATATTCTTGTAGTAGACGCTGCATTACGTGATAGATGGTTTGAAGAAACTTTTAAAGAATTTGTGAAGTGGATTTGTAGATTATCGAAAAGAATCATTGTAGATGATGTAAATGTGAAAATTAAAGGATTTGAAAAAGAATATGTTATAGATAACCCAGATCCGTTTTACAACATGAGCGATTTTAACAATGATAATTGGTGTGATTATTTGACGTGGAAATATGACAGAGATGAGGAAGGAAATTTGTTAGGTGGGAAACCTACGAATAGGGAAAAGCAATGAGAAAACCTAAAGTGGAGAATAAATACAATCTTACCATGAAAAAGATTAATAAACTCAGTGTAGGTGATGAATCAAAGATTAAGGAACCTTTATTTTGGAGAAATAATGTTATCAATGCATGGTGTATTAGTGGAACGGTTGGGACTGATAAAGATATACAGTACGGCACTGATAACGAGTTTTGGATAGGTATATATGATAAGCCATATTACAATAGTAGAATTCGTGTTTATTGTAATTGTTTGGGAGGAATGAGTACTTATAAATTTAACAAGTTTTTTAGATTTGAAGATATCGAGCACGAAAATGATTTAAAAGTACAGGAAGACTTGTTGAAAACAGTAAATAATTTGATTGATGAAGGGATTTTGGTGATGGAAGATGGCAAGAAATAAATATGCAGGGCGTTGTTATTGTTGTGGTCAATGGATAGAATCTGGATTTGGACACTTTGAAAGACACAATGGCGGTTGGAGAATAAAATGCGTGAAATGTGCAAGTGGAAGAGTAGTAAAAGAGACAGACAAAGAGGTTGTTAGGGTTAGAAAGGGTGCAGAAAGTGGACGAAAAGAAAGTTAAAGAAGCGATAGAGTTTCTGCAAAGAAAAATTCGCACATTAGATGCACAAAAAGAATACGATGAATATTGCAATCCTGTACATAATGAAACATTGGATTTGGCAATTGGGTTGTATGAAACAGCAATCAAAGCACTGGAAAAGCAGTTGCCGAAAAAAGTAGAAAACTGGAATGGACAAGCGTCGTGTCCTAGATGCAAAAGACTGTTTGGAAATATGGCAGATATAGAAATGTTTTGTTATTGGGATTCTGATTGCTGCAATCATTGTGGACAGAGATTAGATTGGAGTGAGTAACATGGAAGAATTAAAGAAATGCCCATTTTGTGGTGGAGAAGCAATGCTGAAAATCAATTACGGATTTGATGGAAAAGTTATATCAACTTTTGTGTACTGCAAAGAATGCGGAGTTGCAACACGAAATTGTGCTTTAGAAGCTACGGCTAGGGGAATGTGGAATAGGAGAGTGGAAGAATGAAAGAACAGGCATTTGAAGATATCCTATACATGATTAAAAGATCGTGTGACAAACATTTTATACAAGGAACTGTTTACGATGGAGTGAAATCAGAGATTGTAAGATGCGCCACAAATATTTACATAGAGCAGATGCGACAGAACAGAGGAAAGGAAGATGAATAGAGAAATCCTTTTTAAAGCAAAGAGAAAAGATAACGGTGAATGGGTAGAAGGGTATTATGTATATATTACCAATCCGCTAACAGAAGATGGTAAACCGATAAAACATCTGATTTGTAACGGAACTAATATATTTAATGACTTGATTGACCCCGACACCCTCTGCCAGTACACAGGACTGACCGAAAAGAACGGCAAGAAGATTTGGGAGAATGATATGGTAAGAAATGAAAAAGGTGATATAGGTGTAGTGCAATGGTTTGAAGAACACGCTGCATTTATGATTTGGAATAAGACTAAAAATTGTGTTTGCTATTTGGCAGAAAATGATTTTTCGAAAATTGAGGTAATTGGAAATATTTTTGATAATCTGGATTTGTTGGAGGTGGAATAGATGGATCTAAAAATGGAATATTTAGGAATGGACACTATGACTTACAATTATCTTCTTCGTGCAGGCGCAAGATCAATATTAGATGTATGTGATATTTTAAATGGCAAGAGAGCAATGCAGAGAAAAATTCCAGAATACGTTTTGAGAAAAGCGAAGGAATATGTTGAGACACAAGAAAGTATTTTGGGAGTCCGGTTGTTGGGAGAAGAGTAATGAAGTATAACAGGCTGAAGTATAACAGACAAAAGTTTTGCGATTGTAGCGACAAAGAAAAGTTGCGAATTGTAAATGAAGAATTAGCACTTGAAACACACGACAGAACTACGAAAGATGATTTATTGATGCTGCTTGATTGGACGTATAACAGATTAATAAAAGGTGATTTGGAGGTGGAGTGATGAAAAAAGAGTGCATTAAATGCAAATATTATAAAAACTACTATAAATCAACAGAATGTTATTGCAAAAAAGGTTATTGTGTTATGGATAAGAGAAACAGGAGACGAAATAAATGAACGTACTAGAGAAGATCTTGGAAGAGATAAGCGAAGTTGAAAAAGAGTATGTAACTGGACATAAGGTGTTGTATGCGTTAGGTGCTACAGGTATGGCAACCGAAATTAGTGGTATTATCCGTTCGCACATGAACGAAGTTCCAAACTGTGGAGAATGTAACCGGAGAAAATGGTATCAGATGGGATATGAAGATGGGAAGAAAAATGACGGTTGGGTTCCTTACACAAGCCAGAATATACCTAAGAAAGAAAATGTATATCTTGTAACGTGTGACGATGAAGAATATCCGGTAAAAAGAATGAGATTTAAAAAAGAGGATGAATACGGTCTTTGGTATGACAATTATGGGGTTTATGACGGCGTAATATTAGCGTGGCAACAGCTACCCAAACCATATAAAGCAAAGGAGAAATCGTAATGTCAGAAGATACAAAACAGCAGTTGCAAATTGTTCTTGATTTATTGAGAAAATCATTGATAGATAATGGTGTTTCTATGGGGCTATCAGAAAAGAAAATAATGTTTTTTGATACAAAGAAATATTTATTAACAGGAAAGTTTGATGGATTTTCTGCAAATATTGATAACTTAGTTAAATAATGAAAGCAGAATTTCAAACGGAGAAATAATAGATGAATGAAGATGTAAAAACAGTAATGATAAGATGTGATGATAATATTGAAGCGCTTTTATTCCGGAAATATAAATATGACGGTGATTATGCATTTACCATAGAAGATGCATATTCAGGTGCAAATTACAGAGGAATTAGTGGAAGAATTAAAAGAGCATGGAAAGCCTTCTGGAATAAACCGGTGATTTATAATGGAATTTATTGTGGCGGTGAAGGAAGGGATAGAGTAAGAAATTTTCTGAAGGAATGCTTGGAATTGGTAGAAGGAGAATAGGGGATATGAAAACG